AGAATGGGCCAGATAGTTCCGCAAAACCGCTTGATACCACCAAGGGCCGATTTCCTGCAAACGTGATGTTTGTTCATCACGAAGAGTGCGAGTGTGTAGGTGAGAAGAGGGTAAAAGGGAGTAGTTGTAAGCCATCAAGCGTTGGAAAAGGAAGTAGAAAAACAGATAATCCATATTGTCATATGGCTGCGAAAATTACTGTTTCTCATGTAGATGAGGACGGAATGGAAACAGTAGAAGATTGGAAGTGTCATCCTGATTGTCCGGTAAAGCTATTAGACGAGCAGAGCGGGCCGTGTAAGTCTGGCAATTCATCTGTCTCAAGGAGCAGTGGAAAAGAAAGAAATGGAAATACTAGCGCGGCATATGGCGCAGAAAGCAGACCTGTTGGAACTGCAATGATTAGTCATGCTGACATAGCGACCGGAGCATCGCGGTTTTTTTATTGCTCTAAAGCTAACAAATCAGAGCGCACATGTGGGGGAACTGTTGATAATATTCATCCTACCGTAAAACCAGTCAGGCTGCTGAAATATTTGATTAGGCTTGTAACACCTCCGGGTGGGGTTGTGCTTGATCCGTTTTGTGGATCTGGATCTACCATTGTTGCTGCGATAAAAGAGGGGGTTGACGTGATTGGTATTGAGCAGAGTGATGAATATGTTGAGATAGCGAGGAAACGCGCAAAAAGCGCGGACGATGAAGTTGAGCAATTGAACTTGTTGTAAAGCGAACTCCAGTTCGCATATTGGAGAGACAAAATGACACCGTACTATGAGCACGCCGGGATCACCATATACCACGGCGATTGTAGGGAAATCCTGCCGACGTTGGGCAAGGTGGATTTGGTGTTGACCGACCCGCCATATGGGATAGCCGACAAATGGAAAGGCGGGAGGGGGAGCGGATGGAGCAACACTGCGAGCGTTGCTCCTGAGCGCAACGCATGGGACGGAAATCCTCCAACGCAAGAGTTGCTGATGGAATGCATCGACAAGGCGAGAGTTTCTGTCATTTGGGGAGGAAACTATTTCGGCCTAGAGCCGTCTAGGTGTTGGCTGGTGTGGTCGAAGCCTGAGAGGGGATTCACTCTTGCAGAGGCTGAGCTAGCTTGGACAAACGCAGATAATATTGTCCGCGTATGGGATGGCAACAGGCGCGACACAAACAGCAAGCACCCAACTCAGAAGCCGCTTGATTTAATGAAGTGGTGCCTCTGCCACTCGTGGTCAAAGTCTGCCGAAACCATCCTCGACCCAGTCGCCGGTTCCGGCACAACTCTTGTGGCGGCGAAGGAACTTGGACGCCGCGCCATCGGGATTGAGATCGAAGAGAAATATTGTGAGATCGCGGCGAAGAGACTTTTTCAGGAGGTTCTACCGTTATGATCAAATTATAAGGAATAATTTAAGAGTAGGATGTGGGAAGAGTATAAGAATGATTCCAGATTTTCTCAAAGAGCCTAGTTACGGTGGTCATATATATGGCAAGCTGATCTATGTAGAGAAGGATCATGTCTTTCGGATCAGTGGAGAGCCGTTATTGCTGGAGTACGCGAAGAGGATCTTTCCGGGGGCCAAGGTAACAAGGGGCGGGGGTGGCCATCTGGAATTCAATTGCACAAGGAGAGAGATCTCGGATCTGAATTGGTTGCTGTTGAGGTTTCCTGTCAACGTAGATCAGTGCAAGGGGATGTTGGATGGGGAGAGGCAGCGGGCGATAGATCAGATCAACAGGCGTGTTTCTGGTAGTGACCGAACGAGGACTACTCCACCGTCTGATTTCCTTGGCAAGTTGTATCCATATCAGGAGAGTGCTGTAACGTTCATGACGGTCAATCAGCGGTGCTTGCTATCTGACGGGATGGGGTTAGGGAAAACATGGAGTGGTTTAGCAGCGGCGGCTACTGCTGGTGAATATCCTGTATTGATCGTGTGTCAGGCGCATGTGCAGAAGCAGTGGCAGCGTATGGTGGGGATGCTGTTTGATCTTCCGGGGCTAAAGGGGCAACGGGATATGAAGCCGTTTGAATTGGCGACAAAGCGCGGGGAAGCTCTTGCACCAATATTAACGAGTAGGACGGCAACGAAAATTCCGGGGACTCCGTTTGCTATTATTCACTACGGGTTGTTGGCGTGGTGGCAGAAGGAAATCTTGAGGCAAGGGTTTAAGACGGTGTTGTTTGATGAGGTACAGGAATTGCGTCATACGGGAACGGGGAAGTACTCTGCTGCGTCATTATTCTCTTCAAATGCAAACAATGTTTATGGCCTAAGTGGAACTCCCGTTTTTGGCTACGGCAAAGAGATATGGTCGGTGATGAACGCGATAGACTTCCATTGCTTGGGGTCTGAGGAGGCGTTTACGCGGGAGTGGTGTGCAGGGTATGGGGAGAAGATAGTCTCGGATCCGAAGGCGCTTAACGGGCATCTGTCGCGAGAGGGGTTGATGCTCAGGAGGCGCTTTTCTGATCCAGAGGTAGGCATTGATGTGCCAATGGTCGTAAGAAACATTGAAGATCTTGCTCATGATGAGTCGTTGTATGACAGTCTGATTAGTGCGACTAGGAGCAAGGTAAGGGAATATGATTCGGCGGGATTCCATATGAAGGGGAGGCTGGCGCGGGATATTGAACGTGAGTCTCGCAAGGCAACTGGGGTGGCAAAGGCAAGATATGTAGCTGAGTTTGTGGCGAGCTTGTTAGAGGCGGGGGAAAGGCCGTTGGTGTACGCATGGCATCATGACGTGCATGATATTTTGCAGGAGAGGTTGAGGATGTACAATCCTGCAATTTTCACGGGGAAGCAATCGACGAAGAAGAAGGATGACAGTCTGAAGAAGTTCATGGACGGGGGGACCGATCTGGGGCTGTTAAGCTTGCGATCTGCGGCTGGGTTGGATGGGTTGCAATATCGAGCAACCATGTGTGTTTTCGCGGAGTTAGACTGGTCGCCAGCCTGTCACGGGCAAGCAGAAACAAGGATTGCAAGAATCGGAGTTGATGATAGCGTCAATGAGATTCCGAGTTACTATTGTGTTGCGAGTGTAGGACATGATGAGGTGATGTTGGATGTGCTGGGGGTGAAGACGGGTCAGTTTGTTGGATTGATGGGAGATGAGCCAGAGAGTTATGAGGAGCAGAAGGATTCCGAGGAGCGTGCGGCGCGAAGAATAGATGTTCTTGTGGACAAGTTGGATAAGGAAGAAAAGCAATTAATTGAAAAAAACACCAGATCGGATAAGGTAGATGATGATGTTGTTGATGGAAGCAGTTGCAATAGGTTGATCGGTGCGTTTGGTGGAAGGCTGCGCGATGGCGAAAGCAAAGAAAAAGACAAAGAGTAGGCCCAAGGTTATTGAGAAAGACACTCCTAATAGATTTGCAAGGATCAAGGATCTAAGGTGCTATGTTCATGTAGAGGACATGCTCTATGCTGGGTATCCTGTTTCTGCTGTCGCTGATTATATTCAGGTGAGGATGAATGAGTATCGAGATGTAAAGCGCACGTCGTTGATGCAGGTGCTGAAGATGTTTAGGTCGTTGGCATTGAGCGATAGCAAGATGGTGTATGATACTCTGCCCCGTGCTTTTGCAACTGCTGAGAAGAATTTTTCAAATAAGATGAGGGAGCTGGAGCGGTTGGAAGATGGTTATCTTGCGATGCAATATAGGTTTGATGTTGCTCATGCGCAGGAGCGGATGACGGGGGTGATGGATCAGCAGGCAGATAGAATATATAGGATGATGACCGATACGGTTTTGAAGATGCACAACATAAAGATGGATCTTGGGCTGGTTGGATCTCGCGATCTTGGCACTATAAATGTTTCTGCTGAGAGGGTCAGTTACATCAAGGACAAGTATGGCGATGGCGCGGCGAAGGCATTGGCCGATCCTGTTTCGCGGGGAAGGGTGCTTGCTGCGTTGAACGCGATGAAGAAAGCAGGGAGTTTACGCGACAAAGATGGCGAGCCGATGGACTACGGGAGTCACATGGATTTGTCAGCTAATGAGAAGTCGCAGGTTGTGGATATTGAGTACGAGGCTGAGGATGCCGATTTAGAGCCGGTGAAAGGTGATCCGGTAGGCGAGGGTGGGGATGGGGCAGGAGGTGGCGAGGATGGCGGTTTCGTGCCACAGGGGGAGGATCTGAGCAAGGATGAGGATGCTCCGATGGGATATGACGAGAGGGTTGAGGCGCTGGGCGATGTAGAAGAAGAAGAGGAAGTGCAGCAGGCTGGTGTATCTGCTTCTCCCAAAAAAGACGACCAGCGTGATATTGCCATGGCACCAACTGCTGAAACTTCTCCTCATTTACCTCCGGGGCCGACGAGGCCAAGCGTGCGTGGAAATGTCGAAGACAAGTGGTCCAGTAGAAGGCCAAGGAAAAAGAAGCCTTGATCATCACCAACAAACATGGTCGCAAGAGATCTATTATTACGCCGGATGAGGCTGATGATCGTGCTGGGGATATTATTTCGTCATTGACACCAGAAGAGCAAGAGCTATTTTTTGGCATGATGGACGATGATCCCAAGGAGCAGCTTGCTGTTACAGATACGATATTAGAGCATAGGTATCATACTCAGCCTGTCACGATGGAGCAGTTTATTGAGGATCCTTATTATCTGGGGGAGTCGTGTTCTACGTTGTATCCAGAGTTGAGGAAGGATCTGATAACTCTTTTCGATCATCCATATAGAGAAGTGGTTTTCACTGGCTCGATCGGTACAGGCAAGACTTTCATGCTGTCTATTTCCGTATGTCGCGTGCTTTATGAGTTGTCTTGCTTGGTTGATCCGCAGAGAACGTTTGGATTATCTTCTGGAACAGAATTAGTGATACCTCTGATTTCGAAGAATTTAATCTTGGCTCGTGAGGTAATGAAGACAGCTGTTGATGACAAGATTCGTGAGTCTCATTATTTCATGGAGAAGTTTGCGCCAAGGATTTCAAAAGAGAACACTGTTTTCCCAAGCAATATACGGGTTATAGTTGGTTCATATGGCAGTGAGAGAATTTTGGGTTCCAACGTTTTTTGTTGCGGGATGGACGAGACAAATTTCCCGCCCACGCGCAAGGCACAACAGATCACTACAGCTATTGGGCAGAGGAAGACGCTCGCGCATTTTGATCCTGTTGAGAAGGTGTACAGGAGCCTTGTGAGGAGGATCAAGTCTCGTTTCCAAAAAGCTGGTGGTGATTTTCCGGGGATGGTTATTCTTGCTTCTTCTGCTGCGACATTGGAGAGCTTCACAGAGCGCAAGATGAGAGAGAGCAAGAATGATCCGCAGGTATTTGTGCGGGATCATACACCGTGGACGGCAAAGCCAGCAACAGATTTTTGCGGGGAGAAGTTTTGGATTTTATGTTCTACATCTTCCATCAAGGCGAGGATACTTGAGGAGGAAGAGTACGACATTATTACCGATGAATATCTTGAGGATAATGATGCGTGGGTCGTTGATATTCCGATTGAATATCTGACAGATTTTGAGACGGATCTAGAGAATGCGATGCGAGACATAGCTGGCATTGCTACGCAGGCCATATCTGCGTATATTCAGCGGTTGGATGCAGTAGAGAAATGTGTGGATGATAATATACCACATGCTTTTTCTGTTGGGGAGTGGACGGCTGGTGGTCCGGGGCAATTCAAGTGGGGGAAGTTGTGCAAGTCGTATGAGCGTAGGATACCGGGTGGATATTCAGAGACGGGGTTTATTCCTGTGGTTAATCCGAAGGCATTGCGTTGGTGCCATATAGATACGTCTATTTCTGGGGATTCAACTGGTTTTGCAGTCGGACATGTGGACAGGTGGGTAGAGGTTGTGAGGCGTGATGGGGAGGGAAATAGGTACACTGACTATGCTCCTCATTTTTATATGGATGTTATTCTGAGGATCAACCCACCTAGTGGTGAGCAGATATATTTGCCTGATGTCAGGAGGTTGATTTACGAGTTACAGGCACATGGGTTCAATTTCATGGGGGTAAGCACTGATAAGTACATGTATGTTGAGATGCATCAGCAGATCAGGCGCAGGGGGATACACTGTGAATTAATTTCTGTTGATGAGACAACTGCTCCATATGATGAATTGAAGCGTGCTATCTATGAGGATCGCATACGGTACCACAGGTATGAGCCTTTTATTGAGGAGTTAAAACTGCTTGAGTATGACAGGATAAAAGGAAAAATTGACCACCCGAGGGCCGGTTCAAAAGACGTTTCGGATAGTGTTGCATCTATTGTGCACGGTTTAGCGCAGGGATCAGCACGCTTGCCAATTGGACTAGGAACTGATACTCCAAGGGCGGGTGCACATGAGCATGATTGGGTAAGCAGAATGATACCTGCTGAAAATATTAGTATTGACGAAGCGCGATCA